CTCATGCCACATGGCATGAGAGCATAACCATTGGTTGAGGTTCATCTCGTTAGAGACAAACCACGTTACCGCACGTACGCAACTCGAAAGAGCCCTTGCAGCGGATGTTCCCACAGTCAACCAATCCTGTACAACGGCGTGATCGGCATTAATGGTAGTCGAACACCAGCGGTTTAGGCTGGGCTGACCCCCCACTACTACCGTCTTGCGATACGTACGTATACAAGATCCTGTGAGATCTTTAAACGAATATAAATACGTCACAAACAAGACACTACTAATACAAAATAAAGTTCGACATGTTATTGTCGGCCTTATTAAGTGAATAGTAATGCAACCACAACTTCAAGCTGATTTATTAGCTTGAAATCGCGATTTTACTTCACGTATGAACCATATGGTCAAGCATAAGGGATTAAGGTTCACTGTATCCTCTGTGAAGAGAATACAATTACACTTACTCCGTTACCTTGCAAATGATCCATTACTCACTAATGACTTAAGAATTGGTCTTTATAGAGACGGTATCCCTAAACTCCTTAGAGGTGCGAACGGAGTAATCCGCGAACACATAAAGAGTAGAGATCCCGCGACTATAAGAACAATTCTTACTGTCCTTAGCGTGACTAGATTGCATCTTGGAGATGGATCTCTTGACGAGTCTTCTATTATTGAAGAATCTCGGAGTGATCCAAAAGCCGAAGACAGTATCATAGCATATCTGAATGCTAGTGATCACTGAATCGGTGTCAAGAAACAATTTAGCGTTCTTCTTAATAAGAACGAATGGACACTTCCCCACCTTTCCACAAAGGCAGGACCAAATGGTCAGGCAATGGGAACATCACTAAGAGATCTCATGTTACTTCCACGTAAATTACGTAAAAGTATAGAGACAATCGGAGGAAGAAGGTTGAAGGACTACATCTATACTTTAGGTGATAGTATCTCTACCATACACCACTGAGTAGAAGAGAAAGTCTCTTCAAAATCCTTCCTGCGAAGACTTAGTGTTGTTCAGGACAAATCATTGAAGAATAGACCAATAGCCATCCTTGACTATTGATCACAAACTTCAATGATAGGTCTCCATAAATCCCTTATGGGGATCCTGAAGACATTCCCTCAAGATATGACTTATGACCAAATGGGAATAAGTAAATATCTTGGGAAATGACCCTCTTACCATTGTCTTGATCTTTCATCAGCGACAGATAGATTCCCTGTTAACTTACAGGAGAAAATACTGTCATTCCTGACGAATGAACAATACGCATCTGCATGACGTGACATTATGGTGAGCCAACCTTTCCATTGGAGGGACAAGGTTGTCACATATAATGCAGGCCAGCCGATGGGAGCTTATAGCTCCTGAGCAATGTTTGCTTTGTCGCATCACGTTGTCATACAGTACTGTGCATCTTTAGCTGGAGTTCTCCAGTTCAAGGACTACGCAGTGCTTGGTGATGACGTGGTAATCGGTCATGAGGAGGTAGCTAAGTTTTACAAACAAGTAATTAAGGACTTGGGTGTAGAAATTAGTTTTAGTAAATCAATCGAAGGTAAGAACCTTGTTGAATTTGCTAAGAACACATGATTAATTGACGGAACAAGTTCCATCAATGTATCAGGTGTTCCCCTCCCCGGAGTTATTGAGGCAATGGGGAATCCCTTCCTTATGTCTCAAGAACTTACAAAGGCTATCGAGCGAGGTACGTTGGATAACACCAATGTTCCCGTCTCTGAATCCTTACTCCACTTTGTGTCTGGATGAGTTAACAAACGATCGCGAAATCGTATGGTAACTCTTATCCAAGACTGGTGAGACTCTGTATCTATCCTTAATTGGGTGAAGAACTACAAGAGAGACGTCTCATGTGTTCCTGGCCCAAGACAGATACATTGTAATCACCAAGTGGCCTCAACATATGAATTCTTTAAAAGTCTTTTGACAGAAGATTTCAAGAGAATTCTTATGAAGATGCGTAAGGACTTGATCCATAATATGCAAGAAGCTGATCGAAAGAACAATGTTCTTTACGATGAACTTATGGCATACCATGAATCAGGGCCAGACCAAGACAGCCTGCCGAACCTTGGTGGGATTTGCTATCAACCTTGATATTGGGCTATGGAATACCAAGTTTCCTTGGTAGACCAAGCCTATGAAAAGGTTAAAGGCAAACGATTCGAAGAGAACCTAGCGATTGAGTGAGAAGAGGCCATAACGATGATATCATCATTAAGGATCTCCGATCCTCACAAACTAGATACTCGAAGAATGTCCGAAATCGTTTCCTCCAATAAACGGAAACAATTTGCATTACTGATGCCTTATATAAGGAGTCAATAACGGGAATAAGAGGGGTAATTACTTCCTCTTATTTCCACGGGAAGTAAGCTAGCCTGTAAATTATAGCTAGGGCGTTACACGAGATGCAAGTGTAATATCCCGGGTACGAATCTCTTCCAATACACCAATTGGATATGGTTCGGTTATACTCTAGAACGAAGTTCTAG